ATTGTAAATCTTTTCATTTTGATTATGTATTGGTGACTAATTGCGTGATGTTAATTCAGCTGGCTGAGTTGGTGGTATGAGTATATTACCATTCTTGTCATCCCTCATCAACTTGGCTGGTTCACCAGCTAGCAGTACGCGACGTGTTAGCTCCATTGCTTTGTTTGAAAACTCTATGAATGGATTAACATCGCCTTGAGTAGCCATGAGTATAGAGTCATGTAAGAATACAACAGCAACACGCAATTCTACCATTGTTGTTGAATCATCATTGTATTTCTCAACATACCCTTTTAAACTATCAGACAGTTCACCTAACCGTTCTACTGTCTCAAGTATTATTTTCTCCCTATTTGATTCCATAGTTATACAATATTAACAATGACATCATTACAAAACTTAGTAGAACCAAATTGTTTTACTTCCCCCATTATTGTTACCTCAAATCCCTCTTCTTCCATGATGTTAACATCACGAGCAGTTATACAAGTGAACATTACACTCTTCTCACCAGCTTCTTTAGCTAGTACTACACGACGATATGGACTACTACCACACATGTTATTTGTCTTTATTTTATCCTGATACCAAAAGATCTAAAAACACCCAACCTGCACGTGTAAATCTTTCAGGTGGTAACTCACTTAATATAGGTATCAAGTGATCAAAAAACATGGCCCTCCTCAAAAAGTGGATGCTAGGTTCACCTTTATAACCACAAACGATTGGTGTATCCATATCGATAGAGTCATAGTCCTCCCCCTCACATCTATCCATATTACGTATATAATCTTGATGTGCATTATCATATGAGTCAAATCTGGTGCACCCCACTTCCCCAGTTTTACTCGCTAAAGGACAACCAACACATGTCCTCGTACCCTTAGAGAGCATGGGATTCTCCACATGTACAGTGTTATGTATGATACATAGTGGACAATTTAGCACCAAGAAGAATGTCTTCCCATCAGGGTTACGATACTTAGCGGCTAGCTCTGCGCAAGCTGCTATTGTTCTTGCTTTTTTTGATTTAAATGTCATGGCGATGAATATTAATTCAAATGATGTGTTACTTTAGTGATATTAATAATATTGTTCCCCTGTTATCCCAATACTAGCCGCCACAATAGCTAAAACCCCAGTTTCTGCTGGGTACAAAAGCAACCAAAATATATCTTTAACAAGAAACGATATTACAATAGGATGTGCGGCAATTGCTACTAATACCATTGGTACAAGTATGTATACCAATCTAACCATTTTGATTTTCTTCATTAATATTTTCATGATGATGTGTTTTAAATGAGATCACGATGATAAAGAATTGTGTCAAATCCCCCATTACTTTTGTACCTAAATTTGATCAATACATCGTCATTGGTGAAGTACATGATTTTTTCAATTATACCCTCCCTTGTGAATGAAGAGAAGTAATTAGCTTTACGTGTGGCTTTCTTGCCAATTAAACACCTGTATTTGTCTAGCTGTTCTTGTAATTTCTTTTCATGCTTTTGCACCAAATGTTCAAGCTCAATGTCAATGTAAATCCCCTTGCCAATGACTTTCAGCAATTCATAGACATGCTTGGTTAATTTAGTGTATCGTTGACGATCGCTTAATGATAACATGATGATGTGTTGTTGAAGTTAATTATTGCGTAGCTAATAGCCATTCAGCACCTAACCAAAAAAGAGAGACAGCCTGCGGTGAGCAAGCTGACCCTCATTGGATGATGATAAATTGATTTACTTGGTAGTGGGTGGCTCAGGTGCTGGTGGTGGTGCAGGATCGCTACCTTTGTCGACAAGTGCATCGACTTGTGCATTGAGATCACCAGTTTCAGATGATTGTGCGACGTTCACAAAGTCACGACCTGAACGAGCAAGTCGCATGCCTGCCTCATCATCTTCACCTGCAAACAGAAAGACCCTGGCAATGTTGGCTGTCCTTGGACGACCGTCATCATATGTCATGACGTTACCGTCTGCATCTTTCATGTAATAATCATCAATCTTGAATGTCCGCCAACGACCAAACACACCGCCTTGAGCATTGAGTTCTTCAGCGACCTTCTTCATGTCGCCCTGGCACTCTTTGTCAATGAGGTTGATTTCCTCAAAAGGTAAAGGATGAGTGTTTTGAAACGTTGGTTTCTTGTACAGCGCAACCTGAGCACCAATACCTTGAACATCTTCGTCCTTAATTTTGAGAGAGACTGTGTAGAAGTCCGTAGGTAATGTACGACTCTTAGTTTTGCGCAATTCGGTGACAGAGACAACTTTGTGATACCTGTTGTCTGCTACGTTGTTTTGAACAACGGTGTTTGATTGCTGTTGACCTGCCCCTGAGAGCAAGTTCAAAGCGTTAATTAATGCTGTTGCATCCATTTGATTTTGATTTTGGTTTATAATAGCACGGTTATTAAGTTTTTGACAAAGTTCCCCGCTCACCACTCTTGTATTACCTAGGCATTTTAATGAAGAATGGGTCATGGCAGGGAACTGTGCTTTCGCATGTTAAATCAACAGTTAATTAAGGTTTACCCTTAGTCCCAGTCAATGTCCAAGAAATCTTGGTATGACATTAGGACACCATTGACCATGACATAATCTTGCATGATGGTGATGTGTTAAGTTACCCTTCTTATGCAAAAGCTATATTAGTTCAAAAAGGGCATGATAGCCCCTGGTTGTTACAGCGTGATAGGACTTTGCAGAGGTCGAAATGCTTTTAAGAACCCTTGAGATACTGCTAACATACCATACTTATTGAACTGTGATGGAGTGAGTGGCAGAGAGTAATCAGCAGTAATGCTGGTTGTTTCACCAGACATATTGCTGGTAGCCTCGACAATATGGACTTTGTTGTCACGGCCACGGACTTTGAATGCACGAGTCTTTGGCATGATGCACGATTTAAATGATGGCACCCGACTTTTGCGGGGGGTACCTTTCCGCCGAAAACGCACTGGGGATGCTTGACTGTGGTGGTCTAAGCTCGCAGAAATATATAAAATTTTCAAAAAAATATAACGATTTTCGTAACTTTTTGGTGAGTTTTACGTATAATGTAGTATACGGAATTAGAAGCGAGAACGTATGGAACGAAAGTGGAAAATAAAACCGCAAGATGAAACAGCCTGTCTTCACTGGGCTTGTCCTGACAGAACATCCGGACCAGTTGCTTACAATGGACAAGTTCACAGTAATTTACATAAATGTCTTCATAAAGATGGACCTTATTTTTGCAGGGAAGATAGATGCCCAATCAAATGGTAAGTAAAAAAAATGAGTCAAAAAAAGAGAAAATTGTCAATACAGGTACAGTGTGGTAGATGTGATAATACCTACACTATGCCGGCACCTAGGGGGGTGCATCAGGATACCCCTTTGTTTATGATAGAGGATACTACCTGTCCTTTATGCAACAACAACAATAAGGATGCACATATAATTAACTTAAGGAATTACCAAGCAAACTAAGTCATGAAAAAGAAAACTAAAAGACAGATTGTAACCAAGTTAGCTGATAGATCGAAGTCAATCGACAATACTGCAAATGCATACGATTTAAATGCTACTGGTGGGTTTATAAGTGATGTACGATTTAAACTAAGCTAATGGATAACAGAACTAAATTAAGGATTAAAGCACGTATTACACAGCTTGAGACTGAACAGACATCCTTTCATAGGGATGGTAATGTGATCAATAAGTTAGCTTGTGATAGGGCTATACACGAATTAAATAGGTTACTAGACGAAGACTTATATTAATGAAAATGAGTAAGCAAGATTTGAGGGAAGCCAAGAAGACTGTAAAGCTCTATTCAGAGCATGAATTTGTTGAGAAGAAACATAGGGAGGTATTTAAAAAACTATTAAAACACTTATAATGATAAAAGGGGAATTTATAAGCGGGGAGGACTTTTATTTGGTTAAACCGCAGAGGGAAATTAAAGTTACTAAAAAGGTTATAGTTGGGACAGATGAGGAAGATGAAGATGGTGTAAAAATCACCAAGGAAGAGAAAAAACGTGTACCGGCTAACCAGCAACTAGCTGAGGTGTTAGTTAAGCCAAGTGGTCCAAGGGCTGTTTGGGAAGTAGGTGATATTATTGTTTATAGCGGTAAGGGCATTGATTTTGACCTTATCAAGGGAACAAGGTTGGTTAGGACATTCGAAGTTATTGGGAAATGGCAAGACTCATAGAAGATAAAACAGACCAGGAACTCTTAGACCGAGTTGCTGAGCTCGAGAGCCGTCTCGGGGAGACTGAGAGAGAAATGGCAAATACCAGGTTAGCTTTCATTATAGCTATCGTGGGTGTTGTCATTATTGAGGGATTTACGTTAATAAACATTTGGTAACACAAAACAAGTTTATAGCATGAAGAAGAGAATAGCTAGAATAGCATTTATAGGGACCGCAGTTGTTGTATTAGCACTCGCAGCTGTATATGTGTTTTTGACATGCGTGTAGGTAAGCACTGGCAAGTTTGGCATGTAGATGCTGATAGACCGACCATCAGCAGCAGGCATTGTGGTTTTAGATCTAGCAGTGCCATGTGTAATTTCACAAAAGAACTGTGTGAAAAAGAGGGGTGCCCTATAGCTAATATGGAGGGGATGCAAAAAAAAATTGATTTTTAATGTAACCTTTTCTAGAAAATTACGTATACTAGGGGTAGAAACTTGAGGATGTAACGTCCCCTTGAGTTAAGCTGGCCACACGAAAATGTCGGAAGACAGGCATCAACTTGCACTCGTCAGGGTGTTTGGATCAGGCACCTTACCTACTGCTCCAGGGAGCGGGCTGAATAGAAACAGCGGTTGGGATCCACTCATTTTTGAGTATAAACATTTTACTGGGCTAGGGAAGGTAACCAAAAGTAAAACAAAAAACAAGGTTGAGATGAAAAAAGGATGTGTAGATTTGATTAATGAAATGGCCTTAGGGGATATAAGGGGGCCGGAGTATAAAAATGAAGAAGAACGCCGTGTTCGGGATGTAGTATATGGGGATAGGACGTATTTCCAGATTAACCGATTCCCATAAGGGTAGGCAGCAACAGTTAATATAGTATATACAGAATTTACGGGAAAAACGAGATTTATGAAAAGGGAACAAGAAAATAAGGGAACGAAATGCAACCATGATTGGGAGTTGAAATCATTGTTTGAGGATTTTCGTGATTTAGCGTTTGGCACTCCTTGGGAGGCAGGTTCAAATTACATCTGTAGGAAGTGCGGTGAACATCGGTAATTATGGGGTTAGATTTAAATACTAAGGAGACCTACCAACAATTTGATCAACACAACATGTGTGTCATTAAGGGGGATGAGCGGTCATGGCGCGATAGCGTTGGCCGTAATTATTTGTGCTGGTTAGCGTATGACAGGGACCCAAAATTGGCCCGTGCGTTGGGTAACTGTGTGTCATTTTGGGATGGCCATTGGGTACTACACAGACATCCGGGGGTGGTGCCCGAAGATGGGTCACCAACAAATATATCGCGGGATCACTGGTCATACTTTTTACAGTTTAAGCGGCTGACGTCAAGTGACGCTGCCTATAAAGCTTTCATCAGTCGGGTACCCCACATGTTTGGGGTGTACTCATGGATGTGGGCTTTGGCTGGGGATAAGTTTCATACCTGGTGGTATTATAATATTGAGATACTTGGGGCCAGGTTAGGGGTCTTATGGAATAATATAATCAGGGCCATTGCTTTTATACCGATGGGTCCTGAGCACTCACAGCATGATTGGGACCGCATAGGGACTTCGGTACAAAAGAATTTATCAAAGTGGACCAAGTTTTGGCGTAAGTTATTGCTGCCGCACTATGCTTTACACAATAAAGCGTGGCAGGTACGGTTGTTGCCGGACCATGGGCGTAAGGCTAAACTACAGCGTTTGCTGCGCAAAAGGTTAGGGGAGCCCTCAACTAATTTATTAGTGTTGATGTTGTTGGGGGTCACACCTGCTGAGGGGTATATTTATGCTTATCGCCACATGACTGGTTATCGTTGGGGTGTCAGGCTTGATGAGACTAACGACCGTCATTGTGTTATAATTAGTGATCCGGCGTTGATCGCTGCTAATGCTTATGAAGTTGATTTATTGAGGTGGTTATATGAAGAAACCAAAATTAGTAGATAAAGAACCTAAATTTGAACCTACTGACGATATTGTTTCGCAGGTTGAGGATTTTATATTTAATCAGAATTGGTGTCGGGAATGTGGCCGAGCGATACCGCTACACACTAAATATTGTCCTTACTGTAGGGTTGAGCAGTAATGTTATAGAAGAATTATAGTAAAAGGTTGCAGTAAAGTGTAACCTTTTTTGCTTTTTTACGTATACTATAGTATGGGGACTAAAATAATTAAGGTATTGAAGTGGTTTGACAGGTGGATGCCTGTTGCTGCGGTTTCCATAGTTGCCGTAGCATCTGTCTCTGCGGGGGTATATAATATATTATGTACTAACAGGGTAGGTGTCGGTTTAATAGCTTTAGGTGTTGGTGCATGGTGTGTGTACTTTGGTATCAACGATGTTAAAAGGAGCAAAGAAGATGAAATTAAGGATAAAAGAGAGGCTAATAAATCTTCTCAAAACGAGGTACGAGAAGAAACTGGAGAGGTACGTTCAAGCGTTGGAGAACAACATAGAACATCTGAATAAGGTAATTGAGGAACAAGAAAAGAGGTTGGAGAAACAAAAGAAACGGACTTACTATAAGCAGAAGTCTAAAGTAAATGCTAACTAAAGCTCAAATAGAAGAGTTAGGCTGGGCAGAATCATCTAAGGGTACGTACTTATTTGAGTCAGTTGATGAACAATACAGATGTTGGGTAATGCAGACTTTAGAGGATAAGTGCTACATATACGGGATGCCAAGTGACCAACCTTTAGTCGGGGAGGACGTACCTGGCAAGATCAAGTATGATGGTGATGTTGACAGTCAAATGGAGCTTTATGATATAATGGTTAGTGTGGGTGTTTTACCAAAGGAGGAAAAAGATGAGTATGTACAATGAGAAAGAAAGGGAGATGCACATCAAATTAGCAGAATTAGCTAAGGCGGCTCAGGTTGAATGTGCGAAGATAGCTGCTCAGGCAGCCGTTGAAGTTGCCCTAATAAATAATGGGTTGTTAGGTATTGAAATTTTGGAACAAAGGAAAATTAAATAAGGGAGGAATTATGGCACGTTATAGATGTTATAAGATTAATGAACCGGTTAAGCCTAAGAGAATTAAATGGCCTAAGCCGGTAGAAGAAGAAATCGAGGTTATCAGGGTCGTGAGAGTCTGTGAACCGAAGGTTATTTTTATTGAATGTGAAGATTAATAATATGAGTTTACCACAGGAATCGTTGAACAGGGATATCTATGAGAGGATAGATGAGGGTATTGATGAGTTTATCAATACATCTGGTTTAGAATTTATGGATATTTCCAGTGAGTTGTATAGGGTATATGTATATCCTGATGGAACTGAAGTTACGGTTCACGAACCTTTGCTGTTGCATGTGTCGTTTAATGGCGGTCACAGGGTTTATGATTTGAGTAACACGTCTCATTACGTTGTACCAGGATTTGTACACGTGTATTGGACGTCAAGGGAAGGTGAGCCAAATTTTATTGCATAATGAGCGAAAACGAAAAAGAAGTACAAGCCGAACAACAAGAGCCCAAACACCACCAAGTAGGCGACTTAGCCTTTGAGTGTGGGTCATGTGGTAATGTTGAAATTATGCAAAAAGACATACCTGGCGGCATAAGTTTTATTTTGGGTACTATTGAGGACGCTGAAGTAAGGCTACAATGCGGCAAGTGTAACAATTATTGTACACTTTATTTTAAGGGTATGTCTGATGAACGCGATGTTGAATACGAAGAAAAACAGAAAGTAATGGAAGAAGCCTTGAAAGAACAAGAAATTTTGGAAGCTAAAAAAGCTGAATTAGAAGCTGAAGCTGCGGTTGAGTTGACTGAGGAAGAAGGTGTGGAATTGGCAGCTGAAGAAGCTGAATTTCTTGAAACGGATGCTCTTGTAGAAGAAGGAGAAGAAGTGAGTGAAGAGGAAGTGAAAGAAGAGCCGGCAGACGAGCCAGAGCCTACTAATGAAGCAGAAGCCTCTGGAGCGCAACATTAAGAAGAAGTAAATGAACGAGTTTGGGAAGAATATTAAGAGCGAGAATTTATACACGGAGTACGTGCGTATTTTAAATGGTTTGTTGCAATTGTCAGATCGTGAAGCCGAGTTGTTTGCATTGTTACTTAAGGTTGATTATGAATGGGAGCCTAAATTGGGGGAACCTAAAAATATTCTCAGTACCGATATTCGTCGTGCTATTATGAAGGAAACTTTGGTTAATAAAAATAACCTGAGTAAATATATCAAAGTTCTCAAGGAAAAGGGAGTATTGATGAAGACTGATGATGGTTACGAAGTACGGGAGATGTTTGTCCCCAAACTTACAGGTGGCTTGTTAGAAGTTGTGTTCGCATTGGACACACGGGACAGACAAGACTTTACCTAATCCCCCTCCCTTGGTTCCCGGTCGTGGGGGTCGCGTTTGTACTACCGCCTTAGTGCGTTAAAGTTGTAGGAGCGGCCCTTTACGACTAATCACAGTAAAATGGCTGATAATCAAATAGTACATAATCTATATTTAAAATACAGGAAGGATAAAAGGGTGGTACGCAAAGTGATGCATCACCCTATTCTTTTTGCTAGGAATAGAATAGTGGATGAAGAGGATTGGCAGCCAGTCAGAATACGATATTTTGGGGCTTTTGTGCTGAAAAATAAGCGGGTATAAAATAAAAATAACCTTTTTTGTAACCTTTGTATAGGTTTTTACGTAAAGGTAAGTATATGGAAGCGTCTGTTATAGTAGGTTATCATAATGAGGCTGGGTTAGTTCAGCTCCTATTAGAGTCTATAGATGAGTCCATAAGGAACAGGATAGAGGTGATCCTTGTTGATGATGCTTCGGAAGCTACGTATGATTATAGTTACGATGGTGAAATAAAGCTTATCAGGCTAAAGGAGAGAAGAGGTATTGGGCATGCATTTGACGTAGGTGTCTGGCACGCGCGCGCGGATAATATAATATTATGTGGGGGCGACATTGTTTTCAAGGATAAACTTTGGCTGGATTACTTTCTGGCAGATCTTATCCATGACGATGAGGCTATAATTTGCGGTAAATGCCTTAATTTACACGAGCACGCTTGGGATATAAATGACCCCGGTTTGGTCGAAGGTTATGGGGCACGTATAATTCCTTTTGTCACTAGTGAGGATGTGCCTAATTCTCCTGAGGATTTTAAGTCAGTTTTTCAAACCAGGTGGTTAGCTAAACCTTTGGGGGAAGATTCTGTTGTTGAAGTACCTTGTGTACTTGGTGGTTGTTACGCCATTAAGAAAAAATGGTATGAGTACTTGAGGGGATTTGAAGGACATTTGTATTGGGGAACTTTAGAGCCTTATATTAGTATCAAAAATTGGATGTTTGGCGGTAGCAATAAAGTGGATACAAGGATTGAACATGGTCATTGGTTTATCAATAAGGGGAGTAGGTTTACGGTAGAGCGGTGGCATATTGTTTATAATAAGATATTAGTAGCTTTTGTGTTGGGTGGGGACCTGACGCCAGAGCTAGTTGACAGTATTAAAATGATTAGTGGTCACGATGTGGCTGCTGAAAAAGCGTTAAAAGACGTAGAGAAAATCAGGGAGCTAAGGGACTATGTTGAGGCTTTTAAAGTTAAGAGCCTATCTCAATATATAGCATGGCAAAACTCTTTGATATACAAGCAGGGAAAATCACAATAAGCGAGGAATCCCTGGCTATCCCGCCTTTTAAGGTACTATGGGATAGAGACAAGACTAAAACTAAAGATAGGGCGACGAGGGAAATATCATTCGTGGCCTTTCTGTGTGACTATAAGTCACCTTACTTTGAAGCTTACCCCGAGGACCAACGACTGAAAGTTCTCAAGGGTGATTTTTTAGGGGACGAGGATTATGAACTTGATGAGCTCTTGGAGAACGCAATCGAGCGTTACAAGGAGTTTAGAGAGACGACTAATACTCGTCTTTTGCGTGCTGGTAAGTTTGCTGCCGATCAATTGACAGACTGGTTTTTTGGTGTTAACCTTAATAAAAAGGATAGGGAGGGCAGATTCGAATATACAGCTTCTGATGTGAGTCGAAATTTGAAAGAGATTGGCGGTATCGTCAAGTCTCTTGATATGCTTGAACGACAGGTACAGAAGGAGCAACTTGAACAGAGTCGCGCACGTGGTGGTTCTGAGATTGGTGATTATGAAATACCAGATGAAGACTAATGGGAAATTTGTACGTAAGAATAGAGGAACTAAAGGAACAATGTGAGTATTGGGGATTTAATTTCAAGGAGTATGTTAAATCTTTCAGAAGGCAGTATCCAGATATCGAAATAATAGGGGGAGAAGAAATTGATAGGTTACAAGAAGGTCAATAATAGTGATAAGTTTAGGCAAGCGGCCATTAATTTTCAACGCATGGGGTTCTATACTGCAGCCCCTCGTGGCACTACTGCTTATAAGGAATATTGGAATGAAGAACGTCGTCGTTGTATAGAAGGGTATACGGCTGAGGACGGTGATTTCATAACTGGTTATAATTATTTTTATGTCAATTATTGTCAGATTATTATTGTCAAAGAAAAAGAAGTAACGCTCAGAAGTGGCCAAAAGAAAACTATAAAAGCTAGGGAGAGAGGGTTCCCCAAGTTTTATGATTGGGACTACTATTTCTTTAATGCAGTAGAAGAAGCCGAGACACAGGGCAAACACCTAGTTGTGTTGAAAGCTAGGGGTAAGGGCTACTCCTTTAAGTGTGCTTCCATGTTGTGCAGGAATTTCTACTTGATACCAGAGAGTAATTCTTACGCCATCGCCGCTGAAGCTGAATTTTTGCTCAAGGATGGTATTTTAACCAAGGCGTGGGACTTCATGGATTTCGTGGATGCCAACACAGCTTGGTATAAGAAACGTCAAAAAACTGACACCAAAATTCATAAGCGTGCGTCTATAGTTATTGATATTGATGGTGTTAAAACAGAAGTCGGGTACAAGTCGGAGATCATGGGCATCACCCTTAAAAACGACCCGCAGAAAGCGCGTGGTAAAAGGGGCAAGCTCATACTTTGGGAAGAGGCCGGTAAGTTTCCTGGGCTCAAACAAGCGTGGCAGATCGCGCAGCCGTCGGTCGAGGAAGATGGCGTAGCCTTCGGTCTGATGATCGCATTCGGTACTGGTGGTACTGAAGAAGGTGACTATGAAGGGCTGAAAGATTTGTTTTATGAGCCAGACGCTTACAATGCTTTACCATTAGAGAATAGTTGGGATGAAGGAGCTACTAAACCTTGTGGTTTTTTTGTTCCTGAATATGTCAACATGACCGTTGAAGATGAGGGAAAACCTCTCATGGACAAGGACGGTAATTCTGAGCTACTACTAGCCAGGGCTTTTGCTACAAAGAAGCGTCAAATAGTAGTAGAAAATGCTAGTGATAAAAGAGCTGTTGACAGGTATATAGCAGAGAGACCGTTTACTCCTATGGAGGCCACTCTGCAGTTGTACGGTAATATTTTCCCAAAAACCGAATTAGCCAGGCATCTAGCGTACATAAGGACCCATAAGGATATAGCAAATTATAAGCAGGTTGGGGATTTGATTTTCAGTGCTGATGGCGAATTAAATTGGGTACCAGCTAGTTCACCAAAAGACATAACTAAATATAAGCTTACCCGCGACGACGACCCATCAGGCCAGATTGTTATATGGGAACACCCGGTACCAGATCCCCCTTATGGTTTATATATAGCCGGTTGCGACCCCTATGACCACGACAAGGCCGGGACTGATTCTTTAGGTTCTACTTTTGTTTATAAGCGGTTCCAAGATTTCGAATCTTACTTTGATGTTATAGTGGCTGAGTATACTGGCAGGCCAGATACTGCTGAAGAGTACTATGAGAATGTCAGAAAATTGATGATATATTATCGTGCTACTGTTTTATTCGAGAACGAAAGAAAGGGTATTTACCCGTATTTCCAGTCTAAGAGTCAGGATTATTTGCTTGCTGATCAGCCAGATTATATCAGTGAGATTATAAAAGACAGCAAAGTTCAACGTAGAAAAGGTGTACACATGGTTCAGGGCATCAAGGATTGGGCCGAGATACAGATACGGGACTGGTTGAATGAGGAGCACGAACCTGGGAAGAAAAATATTACAAGGATATTATCGGAACCATTACTAGAGGAATTAATATCCTACAATGACGAAGGCAACTTTGACAGAGTCATTGCTTTAATGATGATAATGATTTATAAAGCACAACTTCATCATCTTCATGTAAAGAAAAAGGAGGGAATAGAAAAGAATAGAAGATTAATATTAGATGATGGCTTATTTAGGGATTATAAAAAATTACCACAATCGTGGTTATAATTTAAACATGTTTAATTAAATAATTATGGCAACAATTTCACCATATACATTGGTGCCTTTTCCAGTGCAAAAGTTACCTCTGTCAAAAAAGAATAAAGATTGGAGGGAAACGAGCGTTGATGCTATAATTGCTCGCGAGGCCACCACAGGAGTTGTCGGTGGTCAAACTCGTGTAGACCGTATGCGTATAGCGTACGATCTCTATAACAGTGTATTCGACGAAAAAGATCTCAAATATGTAACGGACCCGTACAAAGTTGAGGATGGATTTCCAGCATCTTTGCAGAATTTCAACATTATTAGGCCTAAGGTTGACCTTCTGTTAGGAGAGGAAAGCAAGCGTCCTGACAGTATAAGAGTTATACAAACTAATGAGGATGCTGTCAGCAAGGTTCAGCAGGAGCGTAAGGATTTGCTTATGAATTATGTAAGTGAGCGAATCGGCGAAATGCTGAGTGGCGGTAGTGCCAATCAACTTGCTACTGAGGAACAACTATCGGAGATTGAAAATTATATGTTGTATGACTATAATGATATTGTAGAACAACAGGCATATCATACTTTGGAATATTTACGTGAAAATCTTAAGTTACGCAATGAATTCCTTAAAGGTTGGAAAGATGCTCTCATAGCTGGTGAAGAGATTTATTACATAGGAACGGTATTTGGGGAGCCTATTTTAGAAAGGGTTAATCCCATGCGTTTCTCATATGATCCTGATCCGGATTTAGAATTTATTGAAGATGGTGATTGGGCTCTTAGGAAAATGTACTTGAGCCCGGCATCGATCTATGATAGATTTAACGACATAATGACACCGTCTGATCTTGATAAGGTATTAGATTTGGTAGGTCAGGGACCACAGTCTTCTTCTCAGACATCCGGTACTGGTAGTGAAGTTAATACTCAGACTATTTATTATAGGGATAGAACTCATAGCGAACTTTCCAGGGAAGAAAATTTGGAAGGGACTTTGATAAGCGTTTGGCATGCCGTATGGAAGTCTTTTAAGAAAGTTGGGTTCTTGAATTTCATTGATCAAAATGGCGAAGAGCAAGAGATGATCGTGGATGAGACCTATAAACCTGAAGAAGGTGAGGATATAACTTGGGATTGGATTATAGAAGTTTGGGAAGGATATAGGATCGGTGAGGATATTTATGTTGGGATACAACCCGTTGAATATCAGCATGTGTCTATGGACAATCCTAATGCTCAGAAATTACCTTATACCGGAGTAGCTTATAGTAAGACGAATGTTAAGAGTAAGTCTCTTGTTGATATAATGAAGCCACTGCAGTATATATATATTGTAGTATGGTATAGACTAGAATTGGCTTTGTCTAGGGATAAGGGTAAAGTTCTTAATATGGACGTTACTCAAATACCTAAATCTATGGGTGTAGACTTTAACAAGTGGGCCCATTATTTGACAGCTATGGGTGTTAATCTCATTAACCCATATGAGGAAGGATGGGATATACCAGGTCGTGAAGGTGGTAAGCCGTCAACATTTAATCAAATGTCTTCTCAGGATCTCAGTATGACTGCAGCTATTGCAGAGTATATTGAGCTGATGAATAAAATTGAAGAGATGGCTGGCGAACTTTCCGGGGTTTCTAAGCAACGTCAAGGAGCTATTGAAACAAGAGAGTTAGTAGGGAATGTCGAAAGAGCAGTTATACAATCTTCGCATATAACCGAACCCTTGTTTTGGTTACATAATCAAGCTAAACAACGTGCGTTGACATTATTGTTAGATTGTGCTAAATCAGCATGGTCTAATAGTGGTAGGAAATCACTGCATTATGTCTTGGGTGATTTTTCCAGGGCTTTGATAGATTTGGATAGTGACTTTTTGTACTCAGATTTGGCTGTATTTGTTTCGGATTCTACTAAGGAAAATAGGGAAATAGAGACACTTAAGACCCTGTTACAACCTGCTATGCAGAATGGAGCTACTCTTATGGATGCTGCTAATATACTGACTAGCGACAACATGACTCAAATTAAGCGTAGATTAGCTGAGATAGATAAGCGCAGAGAGAGAATAGAGAAACAAGCAGCAGAGCGTGAGCAAGAAATGCAAATGCAAATACAGCAGATGCAGGCTGAACAAGTAGCTGAAGATAATAGAATTAAAGAAGAGGATTCTATACGTAAAGCTAATACCGCCATTGAGGTGGCACTGATAAACGCTGACTCCAGAGAAGGGGGAGGCGAAGAAGATAATTCCTCTGAACGTGAGAAGTTGAGTTTGCAACGAGAGAAGCAGACTTCCGAGGTTGAATTAAAGAGCCGTCAGCAACGAGAGGATGAAAGAAAAAATAAGAGGGCTGAAGCCCAACGACAACAGGAAATTGAGATAAAGCGTAAACAGGCTAATAAACCTGTTACTAACAGTAAATAATTATGGATAGAGATGATGATTTCTTCGGTGGTTTTGCAGATATAGCCGGTGAAATATCTCCTCAAGCTGTCGGTGAACCCATGCCTTTAGAGGATGACGATACAGTATCGGATGCCAATAAGGGTATAATGGCCGTTGATCCAGCAGATATTATTGGGGATGATAAACCGGAAGAAGATCTAGAAACTATCGAAAACCCCACAGACACGGGCGAAGAAGAGGGGGCCCAAGAAGAAGAGGTCGAGGAACAAGAGGAACAAGAAGAAGAGGAAGTAGTAGAAGAAGTAGTAGAAGAAACATCTGAAGAAGAAGAAGAGGTAGAAGATCTCAGCAAGGTTGAGTCGGATATTTCTAGGTATTTTACAGAGAAATTAGCTGAATCTTTAGGTGTTGATATTGAGGAGGAAGACAAATTTGACAATGCTAATGATGTTGTTGATTTCATGAGGCAGCTGGTAGAGGATAATTCTAAGCCAGTTTTTGCTAATGAAGACATAGAAAAGCTTAATCAATTTGTTGAAGATGGTGGCGAACTTAAGGAATACTTCCAACAGACTTTTGGTGATGTTGATCTAGATTCTATAGACCTGTCTTCTGAAGGAAGCCAGAAGACTGTTATTCGTGAATTTTTGAAAACTGAAGGATATTCTACTGAACGTATTGATAGACGTATTCAGAGGTATGAAGAAGCCGGAACTTTAGAGGAAGAGGCTGAAGATGCCAAAGAGTTATTGTCAGAATATAAACAGAAGAATTCAGAAAAGCTATTGGATGATCAGAAAAAAGTGGCTGACACCAGGCGAAATCAGCAACAAAAATTTATAAATGACGTACAATCGAATGTAAAAGCTCTTAAAAATGTGAGGGGTATCCCTGTTTCAGATGGTGAAAGGAAGCAATTACTTGACTATATATTTACACCTGATTCAGAAGGTATAACACAATATCAAAGGGATTACGCCAAAGATGTAAATAACTTAATAGAGTCTGCTTACTTCACTATGAAGGGAGATACTCTAATACAAAAAATACAAAACAAGGCAACCTCTAATGCCGTTAAAACCATCAAGACGAAACTAGAGAGTAAAGGCAAACGGACCAAAAGTGTCAAAGGCCAAGAAGAAAGCGTTTCAGATTTAGAAGTTTTAACTAGGGCAAGCAAGTTTTTAAGTAAGCGTTAATAAATTATTTATAAACTAAATCTACTACATTTAAACAGTACTTATTATGGCAATGGAAAACAATGTTTTAAATAGCCTAGTTCTGTATAAATCTAAGTGGTTCTCCGATTTGGTTGATGAGTCGATGCTGTCGAATGCTCTCATGACCAAGCCACATGAGGTGTCTACTATTCTTTCATACGTTTTTGGACGTTATGAGGGTAATACTGTAGACTTCCTTACCATGGGTCTTGGAAAAACTATTGAGATTGAAAGCAGACAGTATGAATGGCCGTTGATGATTGAATTTGACAAGGCTGTTCCAATCGTCGATGCTAAGTGGCAAGGCGCCAGTATTTCTTCTGGTGACACTCCAGGTCTTAATCAAACTCCTATCCAGATTTGGGTACGTGAGAAGTGGTTCGGTCCTGGCGCTATTATAGCATTTGATGATCGTGAGTATCAAGCTCGTGTTACAGGCGATCCTTATCAGGATGGCGAATATTTTGTATACACCGTGTTTGTTGCCGATGGTCAAGCCGATTCATTCATCTTGCCTTCGCTTTTAGCCGCAGGATCAAAGATCAGTAGGGAAGGTTCTGCTTACGAGGAATACAGCGAAGAGGCTGATATCGTCAACTACCCGACGCCGTTTAAGCTGCGCAATCAGCTTACCACGATGCGTTTGAGTTACGATATTACCGGATCCGCTGTTAGCACAGTTATGGTTATAGCTATGCGAGATCCTCAATCAGGTAAGAAATCTTTCTTATGGTCTGATTATCAAGAATGGCGGGCACTCCGTCAGTGGTATGAAACCATTGATAGGTGGCTTGTTTATTCAAGGTACAATTCTAATGCAGACGGTACTACAGATCTTTCTGGAACTACCGGACGTCCCGTTTATATCGGTGCTGGCTTGCTTCAGCAAATAGCACCTGCTAATAAGCGGTATTACACAACTCTGACCTTAGATTTGCTTGATGAATTCTTGTCAGATCTGTCTTATAACATTCTAGGCAGAGGCGAAAGAAAGTTTGTTGCTCTTGTCGGTGAAATGGGTATGCGCGAGCTCGATAGAGTTCTTCGTGCTAAAGCTACTGGGTACAGCCTGGTAGACACTCATTTTGTAACTGGCACAGGTCAAGATTTGACCTTGCAGGGTCAGTTTACGACTTACAAGGGTCTGAACGGCATCGAACTCACACTTAAGCACTTCCCGTTTTATGACAATACTGTCTATAACAGGAAGTTACACCCAATCACAGGTAAGCCGCTCGAGTCTTACCGCATGACCTTTATTGATTTTGGAATGAGAGATGGTGAACCCAATCTCATTAAAGTTATCCGTAAAGATCGCGGTCTCGTGATGTGGCATACTGGTGGTTCTGTTGCTCCAGGTTCAGGACATGCGAAATCTATTAACACCCTGCGTTCTAACGCTAAGGATGGCTATAGTGTGCATTTCTTGTCTGAGCAAGGGCTAATGCTTAAGGATCCCACAACCAGTGGTGAACTTATTTGCGATGCAGAATAAATATGGTTAAATGGCATAGGGGGGCTCTAGGAGCCCCTCAACTCCATTAAAAATTTTTTAATTATGATAGTAACTCTCCGGCAAACGAGCCGTGATTCGTGGTCCGGGGTCAGACGCTACAGAAACTGTAGTATATATTTGTCCCCGTATCTCACCAGGTCAGGCGGTATTTACACCGGCCTAACACTTGAAGATGAGAAAAGACTGGGCGAAGCGTTGAGATTAGACTTAAGTCCGAGTTCTGATTATTGGCTTCAATTTTTTGTTAGAGTTGGTGACGACGATGTCGTTATAGATACTGACTTACCTGAGGGAGAATTGAAGTACCTGTTCTTAAAAAACCACAAGCGTGTAGCTAATGGTTTAAGTGATAGGACTAAACCTGGCGCTAACTTTGTGCTTATCAATGATGATGAGCAAGCTAAAGAAGTTAATAAGCGTAACAAGGTCAAACGTAAAGCTCTAAAAGAATTTGATAAAATGTCGTTGGATGAAATGCGAAAGTGCCTTAGGGTCCTTGGACATGCACCATCGAGCATGAGTAACGAATTGGTAGAGCAAAAACTAAATGAACTAATTGAGGAAAATCCTCAAAGGTTTTTCGATAAATGGGTTGATAATAAGTTGCGGATAACTGAGTATAACCTTAAAGATGCTATAAGCAGAAATGTTATACGTAAGAACCGTAATATCTATCAGTATGGAACTGAAATTATCGGCCGCTCTCTAGAGGAAGCTATAGCTTTCCTGGATGATCCGGAAAACCAAGATATTAAAATGGCAGTTATCAAAGAAACAGGCGCTAAGTAATGAACTATAACCAATTTCACACTGCGGTTAAATTACATTTAGATAAGTCGTCTGGTCTGGAGTTACCGGCATTTGAGCCGGAAGAGCTTGATTTTTGGATAAACACTGGTATAATAAAGTTTGTTAAAACTAGATACAGTGGTCTAAATGTCAAGGGAGAGGCTTTTGAGCAGACCCAAAAAAGAATAGAGGACTTACGTACTCTCGTCAAGGAAGTTACAATTTCTTGTAGTGATCCCGGCGACAGTACGCTCTATAAGCCTAATGCTAGGTTGGCAACGTTACCGGATGATTATTGGTTGACGTTGGGCGAAGATGTAACTCTAACCGTTAATGGTTCTACTATTAGGACTGGAATTCACCAAATCACGAGTGATAGATATGCTCCTCTGATTGATGATCCTTACAGTCCGCATATACTTCATTACAATAAAGCTAAGCCTTTACGTTTGTTTCATGGTACAAATGTCGAACTTATAGGTGATGGTAACTATACTATCACATCATATCATCTACGGTATTTAAAGGTACCTCTGTTTGTCACTGCTAAGGTGTACGCTGCTGATACCACATCATCTGGTGAAATCGAGCCAGGTGTAACATACACTGTGGCTGGAACAGGCGGAATAAACTACAACGGTACTGTAGTTAGTACTGGTAGTTCTTTTGTTGGTGTCAATGGGGTGAAGACCTGGACAGTTAGCAGCGGAGTACCTACCGTATCAAGATCTCTTTCAAATACAGATTTACCAGAATTTATCCACGATGAAATAGTAAAAACGGCTGTACACATGCTCCTCGAGAATATCGAACAGCCTAGGTACCAAACTCATACTATTGAGCTTGGGACAATGGAGTAATTATTTTTTGTAAATTTTTTTTAAATTTTTTGTAAATTATGTTAACTAGAGTAAACAAAGTTCTTATCGGCAAAGATGTTGATAGAACAGCTGCTCTTGTGGCCGGTGCTGCTATAGACACGGTTATTGGTAATATAGTAGAAGGCGAAATCGTTGCCCTTGACAAGTACAAGAAGGTTCTTGAATCGGGTTATGGTATTGCTGATACTGATACCATTTTCTTGTGTGAAGGTACTGGTGAGACCTATGATTATACAAATGAAACAGGCACGACTGTAACTAGCGCTAGGAAGATTATCTTTTCCGATCCTATTGAAGGGGCGAAAGTTAAAGCGTGGAATGGTAATTCTTATTCCGCTAAGTCAGAACAATCCACCGCTATCAGTGTAAATGGTTTATCCACCACTGATGGTACCGAGTATATACTTAGGATTGTTTATACAGATCTTAGCGAACATCCTGGTCAATTTGTACATAGTTATAGGATTGAAGCAGGAGGAACTCTTGACACTGATATGGCCGCACTTGTAGCAAAAGTTCAGGCTCATAAAGGTCGGAGAGTAAATGCTTCTTACGCCACTGGTACTGACATTATCACGCTTGCTGCTAGGCCCATACCTGACTGCACGACTGCCGTGACTGATATCGATGAATTCAGCATGGTAGAATTTTCTGCTTTCTTGGTGTATGTGGATTCTAACGGCAATTGGGTAGAATGGAATACTAGTATTACGGATACTGCTGCTAGTCCTGGAAATGGAACTTGGGAGCAAGTACGTGATATGGAGAAATTCGCGCAAGGTTATAAAGGAGTATTTAACAGGATTCATTTCCCGATTATCACTCCTGACTTTAGGACTGTTAAAAGTGCTACCTATGATATTTTGGTAATTGAGCACGATAAGTCTTATCTGTCACCTGATAATCAGTATGTGAAGCAGACTCCTTTGACGACTGTTGTAGCTATACCTGTACCAAGTTCAGGCACCCAAATGGCCACATTGTTAGGTCAGTTAAATCCGTGGTTCGCTTCATTACCTGGAGCTTTTCCGTCGGTTAGTGTTTAATGTTAAAAACGAATAATTATGGCAACAAATGAATATCAAATTCAGAGGACAGCCAAGGCTTCGTTTACATTACCAAGCTCGACGGCAACCTCGAATATTACATCAGATGCGTATATACCAACCGGAGCGCTTATTACTAACATCCGGATAGTTGCACCATCTGCTGTAACTACAACTAATGCCTCACACACTGTTGTACCAAGAGTTGGTACAGCTAATATATGTGCTACTGTTAATGTATCAGATCTGCCCGCAGTCACTGTTGGTGACACCACGGCGCTGCTTTCTGATGCTCATTATGTAACAGCAGGAGGTCTTTTGAACCTGCAGTGTGCAGCCTGTACTACAGCTGTGACGGCAACATATGATTACTACGTAGATTATCTCTTCGCAGGCTAATCATCAAGAGTTAAAATGGGGGGAGGTGGTAATATCCCCCCTTCATTTTATAACATAAATTAAATGGAACCAAGAATAATAGGAGAAAGTACTGTTGGGTTGCATAATTCTGATTTAGATAAATCTATTGAACGCGTGGATAATTCCATGATGTATGAAGATTTGTCTACTATTATTATATGTCCAACAAGGGGAACATTTCCCACGAGAGTAGTTCAGTCGTGGATGAAAATGTTGAAACCAATGAATCAAGTTGTGGCAGGACCGATCTTTGCGGAAGCAATGAAAGTCGATGTTGCCTACAATTCTTTGATTACATACATACTCAATAATGAGTATCTAAGTAAGTTTAAGTACATACTTACTATAGAAGAAGATAATTTGCCCCCTGTAGACGGTTTGATAAAACTGTATGAGGGAATGAAAGAATATGACGTTGTTGGTGGACTATATTGGGGCAAATCTGAACATGGTTTTCCAATGATATTTGGAAATCCAGAAGTGGGACCGGAGGATAATCGCCCGCAGACACCAATTCTTGATGGATTGCAAAGGGCTAATGCTCTCGGTATGGGGTTTAACCTCTTTAAGCTTGATATGTTTAGGAACGTAGAAGAGCCGTGGTTTAAAACCGTACAGGAATATACAGGAAAAGGTGTTGAAGAGTTAACTCAAGATTTCTATTTTTATAAGAAAGCCGCTAAAAAAGGTTATAAATTTGCTTGTGATACCAGAATTCTGGTAGGACATTACGATAGTAAAGCA